ACGATGGGTGCTCCTAGTAATGGCACGTCAACGAATAGTTCTGCGATTGAGTTCCCACAAGCGACTGCTGACTGGGGTGTTATCTCTTACGTAGGTATTCGTGATGCGGTAACTAGCGGCAATCTATTGTTTCATACAGCGTTAGATGCAGCTAAGACGATTAATAACGGCGACGTATTTAAGATCACAGCGAGTAATCTTAGCGTTCAACTTTCGTAAGGGGTAATTAAATGTCAACAATTACTCTACGTAATGTAAAGGGGTCAGCTCTTAGTTTTACTGAGGTTGACGATAACTTTACTAATCTCAACACAGATAAATTAGAAGGTGTTACTTCTAGCGTTGACGGTGAATTAACGCTATGGAGCAGCACTACTGGTAAGGTTCTCAAACGAGCAACTATCACAGGTTTAGTTAAGGCTACGGCTGGTGTAGCGACTACTGCGACTGCTGGTACTGATTATGTGGCTCCTAGTGGTGCGTTAGGCACTCCGAGTTCAGGCACTCTGACGAACTGTACTGTCGATGGTACTAACCCTATTGGCTATCGTGATGTGCCTCCTGTGGGCGCTAAAACGACTTCCTACACGCTTCAAACTGCTGATGTAGGCAAGTATGTCGAGGTAGGCTCTGGTGGCTCTATAACGATTCCTGATGCGACATTTGCTGCTGGCGATATTGTGAGTATTTTTAACAATACGACTGGTGCTGTTACTTGTACGTGTTCAATCACTACTGCTTATATTGCAGGAACAGATACAGATAAGGCAACTGTTTCATTATCGACAAGAGGTGTTGCTACTGTGTTATTTAATAGCGGAACTGTCTGCGTTATTACTGGCAATGTCAGTTAAAGGAACATTATGAGTGGAATTGTTGGGATGTTGCTTGCTAGAGCAATGGGTGGTGCAAATATCACCGTCATTCAGCGTTTCCTTGCGTCTGGTACGTGGACTGCACCGACAGGTGTAACGTCTGTTGATTACCTTGTAGTAGCGGCTGGTGGTGGTGGAGCGAGTTCTGGCGGTTCTGGTGGTGGTGGCGGTGGAGCAGGTGGTTTCCGTACTGGCACAGCATTAAGTGTTACAGGAGGAACAGAATATACCGTTACCGTTGGCGCTGGTGGAGCTGGAGGACTTTCTTTTGCAAACAATGGCTCAAGCGGTGGGAATTCAATATTTAGTTCAATTACGTCTGCTGGTGGTGGTGGTGGTGCGACAGCTGATACAAATGGAGTAAATGGTGGTTCTGGTGGCGGTGGAGGTGGGAATTCCGCAACTACAGGAGGAACAGGAAATACTCCTAGTACAACTCCATCTCAAGGAAGCAACGGAGGAGGTGGTCTTGTTGGAAGCACTATTGCTCGTCCAGCAGGGGGTGGTGGTGGAGCATCTGCTGTAGGGTCAAATGCAAGCCCTTCTCCAAGTTGGAGTGCTGGTAATGGTGGCAATGGAACCGCATCTAGTATTTCTGGTTCATCAGTTACTTATGCTGGCGGTGGAGGCGGGGGAACTGGAACAAATTCTACAGCCGCAGGTACGGGTGGAACTGGCGGCGGCGGTAACGGAGTAAAAAGTAGCACTAATGCTAGCGACGGAACTGCAAATACTGGTGGTGGCGGTGGTGGAAGCGGAACTCTTACGGGTAGCGATTCAGGAAATGGTGGTACTGGTGGCTCTGGCATAGTCATCCTTAAATACTTAGTAGCATCACAAACAATCTTTACGTTTAAATCATCGGCTACATGGGTATGCCCTACTGGTGTGACTAGTGTGGATTATTTAGTCGTGGCTGGTGGTGCAAGCGGCGGTACAGGATTAGGTGGTGGAGGTGGTGCGGGTGGTTTTAGAACTGGTACTTCTTTATCAGTAACAGCAGGAACAGAATATACGGTAACTGTAGGTGCTGGTGGAGCTGGCGTTACTACAGGTGCTGGTAATAACGGTTCTGATTCAGTATTTAGCACTATTACTTCTACTGGTGGTGGTGGTGGTGGTTCAAATGATGGACCCGGAACTGAAGGTAAAAACGGAGGCTCTGGAGGTGGTGCAAGAATAGGCGGCCCCGGAGGCTCTGGAAACACTCCCTCTGTTTCTCCATCACAAGGAAATAATGGCGGTGCTAGTGCTTCTGGTACTACCGGCAATAGACCTACTGGTGGCGGTGGCGGTGCTGGTGCTGTTGGTGGAAGTGGAACTACTCCATCTGCCGGGAACGGAGGAAACGGAACGGCTTCAAGCATTTCAGGAAGTTCGGTAACTTACGCTGGTGGCGGTGGCGGCGGTTCTTCTGGAACTGTTACGCCCGGTACTGGGGGCACAGGCGGCGGCGGCAATGGAGCGACTAGCAGTAATTTAGCAACTTCAGGAACAGCTAATTTAGGCGCTGGCGGTGGAGGTGGTGATTCTAGCGTTACTTCTGGTAACGGCGGCTCGGGCATCGTAATTATTAAAATGAATCAATAAGGTCTATGGAAACTAAACTCTATCGAATGTACGGTATCGACGTAGCTATGCAACTGTTGCGTCCGGGCGCTAAATGGGAAATATCCAACACAATGTTTACACGTTGGGAAGACCCTCGTCCATGTCCAAGTTGGGAAGAAGTAGTTTGGGTTATGGATAAAATTCGTGAGTTTGAAGACAGCATTCCAACTGTGTGGTTGCCAGAGCAGCTTGAAAAAATGAAAAATGATTCCGAAGAATTTGATAAGGCGGTTGCGTGAATATAAATAACTTATTCCCTACTCCGGTAGCTTTTTTCAAGTTTGGTCGTGATCTGACTGAAGCTGAATTAGAGTTCATTAAAAATCAAGAGCGTCATGCTAACGAAGGAAATACTACTAGCAATGACAGAAAGATTTTAAAGAGCAAAGAACTTACTGAGATGCGTGAGTTTATTGAAGATTCTATGATGGAATACTTTAAAGCTATTCATGCTCCTAAGTTCGATGTAAGTTTGTATCTAACGCAGAGTTGGGCTAACTATACTGAGGCTGGACAGTACCATCACAAACACGCGCATCCTAATAGCGTAGTGTCTGGTGTGTTCTATCCGCAAGCAAATAGAGAAGTAGATAAGATTTACTTTTACAAGGATGGGTATGAGCGCATTAAGGTTCCTGCTGCTGAATACAATCCTTACAACTCTGAGTCATGGTGGTTTGAGGTTGGCGCTGGTGACTTGATTCTATTTCCATCGCACTTAACTCACATGGTTGAGACTAAAGTAGGTGATGAAACTAGGATTAGCATAGCGTTTAATACGTTCTTAAAAGGTTATATAGGATCAGATGAAAGTCTGACAGGTTTGCATTTAGGGGAAGAATAATGGCTCACTACGCACAGATTGATGAAAACAATACAGTTGTTTCTGTCATTGTTGTTGATAACAAAGATACGGCAGACGCTAATGGCATAGAGAAAGAGTATATCGGTGCTGCGTTCTGTGAGCGATTATTTGGCGGCACATGGAAGCAGACCAGCTACAACGGCAATATTCGTAAGAACTATGCTGGCATTGGTTACACCTATCAAGCAGATATAGATGCGTTTGTAGCTCCTAAGCCTTATGCAAGCTGGACTCTTGATGCTAATGCACAATGGCAAGCACCTACAGCTATGCCTGTAGATGGCAAAATGTACTCATGGGATGAGGTAGCTCAGACTTGGGTAGAGGTAAATGGCTAATTACGTCGATTACGATTACTGGGTACAAGGCTATGGTGAGGGCGATTTAAGTCAGCCTGATCGTTACGTTGTTGGACTAAGCAATGAAAATCGTATTCGGTGAATGGTTGCCAGATCAGCCTGGCGTTACTGGTGCAGTAATGGAAGCAGTTAATTGTTTCCCAGTTACTAACGGCTATGCTCCATTGCGTGAGGCTGCTGATTATTCTGACGCTAGTGGTGAGACGTTATTAGTAGCGTTTGCTGGCAAGTATGCAGGAGCGTCTGCGTTGTTTGCTGCTAGTGCTACGTCTATCTATAAGTTTGATTCTAGCGATGCTAGTTTAGATGCGGTAAAGACTTCGTATAGCTCTGTAGAAGCTTGGGATGT